TTCGGGGGAGAGTATTTCGCCATTGGGGTGGGTGGTGCTCTGGCTGGGCGGGGTGCTGATCTATTTATTATTGACGACCCCCATTCTGAGCAAGAAGCCAAACTGGGACGACCAGAGGTGTTTCTACCTGCATGGGAGTGGTTCCAGTCAGGGCCAATCCAGCGTCTTATGCCGGGTGGGGCGATTATCGTAGTGATGACCAGATGGAGCAAACTTGATCTTACTGGACAAATTATCACGCAAATGGAGCGCAGCGAGGATGTGGATCGCTGGGAAGTGGTGGAGTTCCCGGCAATCGACGAGAATGACCAAGCTCTCTGGCCCGAATTCTGGCCGGTTGAAGAGTTGCTGGCGAAAAAGGCATCACTGGATATTCGATACTGGAATGCACAGTACATGCAGCAACCGACGTCAGAAGAGGGAGCGCTTATAAAGCGTGAGTGGTGGCAGATGTGGGAGAAGGATGACCCACCACAGTGCGAATTCGTAATTATGTCGCTTGATGCGGCACAAGAAGCAAACAACCGGTCTGACTTCAACGCCTTAACAACGTGGGGCGTGTTCTACAACGAGGAAGTCAATAACTACAACATCATTCTCTTGAACTCTATTAAGAAACGAATGGAGTACCCAGACTTAAAAGAGTTGGTGTTGGAAGAGTATCGTGAATGGGAGCCAGACTCGTTCATCGTAGAAAAGAAGTCTTCTGGCTCTGTGCTGTACCAAGAGATGCGGCGTATGGGTGTGCCAGTACAAGAGTTCACACCGGGCAAAGGACAAGACAAGATTTCCCGCGTAAACGCAGTCTCTTCACTGTTTCATAGCGGTATTGTGTGGGCACCTCAGAGGCGATGGGCGATGGAGGTGATCGAAGAATGCAACGACTTCCCATCAGGCATTAATGATGACTTGGTTGACTCGACTACGCTGGCTCTACTACGTTTCCGGCAAGGTGGGTTTATTAGACTACATAACGACGAACCTGAAGAAATTCAGCTGTTCAAGTCGAAGCGCAACCGCGCTTACTATTAAGGACTACGCATGATTGGATCTACTTTTATGTATTACGAGCGGGCTATGCCGCCGGACTTTTGTGACTACGTTATCAAGAGTTTGGACTGGTCGCACGCTGGGACTGGCGCAACACAGGAAGAATCTGGCGAGGAATCTACAAGGCTTCGCAAGGTGAAGGTTTTGCCGGAACACTTAATGTCTCCGCTTGGCTCGGTTTGCAAAAACTACATGATCGACGGCAACAGTAGAACACAGTGGAGCAAGTCAATTTGTGGCTTCGACATCCCACAGATTCTGAAGTATGAGACTACAGACCACTATTGGTGGCATCACGACGTGCTCCCGCCGGTAGATGGGAAGCAACGGCGCGTCTCGCTATGTATGCTGTTAAATGACCCGTCTGAGTTTGAAGGCGGACAGCTTGAGCTTAAAGACAAGACTGACAACGCGCTAAAGAACAAAGGCGACATTATTGTGTTTGATTCAACCGCAATGCACCGGGTAGCCCCTGTAACTAAAGGTGTTCGCATCTCGGCTGTGTGCTGGGCTTATGGATTTTATGAGGATTAATCATGAGTATCGAGAAGGGATTGTACGCAGCCCCGCAGGGCTTGGATCAGGCAGTAATGGAGCCTGACTTGGAGATCGAGATTGAAGACCCAGAAGAAGTGACGTTGCGCACTGATGGGTTTGAGCTTGAGATTGATCCAGAAGAAGCACCAGAAGATGAGTTTGAGATGAACTTGGCAGAAGATCTGCCAGAGTCTGTGTTGGCGTCTTTAGCTAGTGATTTGATTGAAGAGTATGAGGAAGACCTAGCCAGTCGCAAAGACTGGATACAGACGTACGTCGATGGCCTTGACCTTTTGGGGATGAAGCTTGAAGAACGGACAGAACCTTGGGCGGGTGCTTGTGGAGTTACACACCCTCTTCTCTCAGAAGCACTCGTCAAATTCCAGTCGGAAACGATCATGGAAACTTTCCCGGCTGCTGGGCCGGTTAAGACGAAAATTATCGGTAAAGAGACTACTGAAAAGAAAGAGGCGGCTGAGCGTGTCAGAGACGACATGAACTACCGACTTACTGAAGAGATGCCTGAATACCGGCCTGAACATGAGCGTATGTTGTGGGGCTTGGGACTCTCCGGTAACGCATTTAAAAAGGTGTACTACGACCCATCGCTAGGACGGCAAGTATCGATTTATGTTCCTGCTGAAGACGTAGTTGTGCCGTACGGTACGTCAAGTCTAAGAACAGCAGAGCGCGTCACACACGTGATGCGTAAGACCGAGAACGAGGTTAGAAAACTGCAAGTTGATGGCTTCTATCGTGATGTTGATCTTGGCGATCCTATTGATACATACGGCGAGATTGAGAAGAAGATCGCTGAGAAGATGGGCTTTAGAATCACAACAGATAGCCGCTATCGCTTACTTGAGATGCAGGTTGATCTTGACTTGCCCGGCTATGAGGATGAGAACGGTATTAAGTTGCCGTACATCGTGACTATAGATAAGTCATCACAAGAAGTTTTGGCGATTCGTCGCAACTGGAAACCCACCGACAAACTAAGAAACAAGCGCACTCACTTTGTTCACTACGGCTACATCCCCGGCTTTGGCTTCTACTGCTTCGGATTTATCCACTTGATCGGGGCATACGCAAAGAGCGGTACGTCTATTCTCCGTCAGCTTGTTGATGCAGGCACTCTGTCTAACCTGCCGGGGGGCTTGAAAACACGTGGTATGCGTGTCAAAGGTGACGACACACCGATCTCTCCGGGCGAGTTTAGAGATGTAGATGTACCGAGCGGTGCGATACGCGACAACATTTTGCCGCTGCCATACAAAGAGCCTTCGCAAGTTTTGGCTGGATTGATGAATCAGATCATCGAAGAAGGCCGTAGGTTCGCTAATGCGGCTGAGTTGCAAGTGAGTGATATGAGTGCGCAAGCACCCGTAGGCACGACACTAGCGATTCTAGAAAGAACCCTGAAGATCATGTCGGCGGTGCAGGCACGGATTCACTACTCGATGCACGAAGAGTTTCGCCTATTAAAAGAGATTATTCGTGACTTTACGCCGCCGGACTATGACTACGAGCCGGTTGATGGGGATCGTCGCATCAAGCAGAGTGATTATGATCAGGTAGATGTGATTCCGGTCAGTGATCCAAACGCTGCGACGATGAGTCAGAAGGTTGTGCAGTACCAAGCGGTACTACAGCTGGCACAAACAGCACCACAACTATATGACATGCCACTACTGCACAGACAGATGCTGGATGTGTTGGGCATTAAGAACTATACCAAGTTAGTACCCACAGAAGACGACACGCGTCCGCGTGACCCGATTACAGAGAACCAGAACGTCTTGATGGGTAAGCCTGTCAAAGCGTTCCTGTATCAGGATCATCAAGCGCATATTGCTGTTCACATGGGCGCTATGCAAGACCCGAAAGTGCAGCAGCTAGTTGGTCAGAACCCACAGGCGCAAATGATTCAGGCCGCAATGATGGCGCATATTAATGAGCACGTGGGCTACGAGTATCGCAAGCAGATGGAAGCAACGATGGGCATTACTCTTCCGAACTACGAAGAGAACGAGGACATCGAGATTCCAAAGGATATGGAGGTTCAAATCTCTCAAGCGGCGGCGCAAGCTACACAACAGCTTGTACAGCAGCACATGGCTGAAGCCCAACAACAGCAGGCTCAACAGCAGATGCAAGACCCGATCATCCAGATGCAGATGCAAGAGTTGCAGATCAAGCAGGCAGAAGTTCAGCGCAAGATCGCTAAAGATCAGGCGGACGCAGCCGCGCGGGATAAGCAGTTGCAGATCGAGCTTGAGCGGATTAATGCTCAGAAGGAGATCGCTGGGGCAAATATGGCAGTCAAAGTTGAGTCTGACCGTCTACGGGCTAACAAACAGCAGGAATCCGAGGGCTTTAGAGCAGCTATAGACCTAAACAAGCAACGGATGCAGCAGGCTAATCGTCCACCCCCACAGAAAGGGAAAGCTAAATGAACATAGTTGAAGCGGCACTTAAAGAGATTCGCTCCCGTCGAGCACAGCTATCCGACGGTCTTGGCAACAGCTCTGCCAAAAGCTTTGAGGAGTACAAGTTTATCTGCGGTGAAATTCGAGGTCTCACCGCAGTTGAGACGTACCTAGTAGACCTCGCAAAACACATGGAGTATTCAGATGACTGAACTAGCCATCGCTACAGAGAGCGGTGAAGTATCAACACTGCCACAGACCGCAGAAGAGAAGGCAAAACAGCTGCCGGAGCCATCGGGGTACCACATCCTCGTCGCTATTCCGGATATTGATGACAAGTACGAGAGTGGTCTGATAAAGGCAGACCAGACCAAGCATTTCGAGGAAGTCCTTAGCACGGTCTTCTTTGTCGTGAAACTTGGGCCAGACTGTTACAAAGATGATAAGCGGTTCCCCGGTGGTCCTTGGTGTAAAGAGGGAGATTTCATCTTGGCACGTCCGAACAGCGGCACCAGACTGAAGATTCATGGGCGGGAGTTCCGTCTAATTAATGATGACTCAGTTGAAGCCGTTGTCCAAGACCCACGTGGTATTTCACGAGCATAAGGAGGATATATGGACAAGAACGAGTATAAGTTCCCCGACGAGATCGAGGAAACTACGGCAAAAACCGAGCTAGAAAGCGAGGATGATGAGTTTGTCGTCGAGATTGAAGACGATACGCCCGAAGAAGACCGTGGTAAGGAACCCCTTCCTAAAGATATAGTTAACTCACTTGAAGCCCCGGAAGACGGCGGAGAGTACCCCGAAGAAGTAATTGTCAAGTTTAAGCAGTATAAAAAGGCTTGGCATGATGAACGTCGGGAAAAGGAAGCTGCGTTCCGTGAGCAAGAAGAAGCTCTACGGATAGCTCAAAGCATCCTTGAGGAGAATAAGCGCCTTAAAGAGACCCTTTCCTCTGGTGAACAGGAGTACATCGCAACGGTCAAAGCGGCAGCTGAAACCGATGTAGAGGTTGCAAAAAGGAACTACCGGGAGGCTTACGACTCAGGTGACGCTGAGAAGTTAGTTGAGGCACAGGCGGCTCTAGTGGATGCGTCCTTGAAGTTGGATCGCACAAGAAACTTTAAACCCACTTTACAAGAGTCCGAAACTGAGGTACAACTCCCGCAAATTCGGCAGGAACAAAAGCCAGCCGACCCGAAATTCGCAGATTGGCAGCGCCGCAACTCTAATTGGTTCAATAAGGACGAGGAGATGACGGACGCAGCGATGGGACTGCACAAGAAGTTGTATCGTGAGTACGGCGCAGAATATCTCGGTACTGACGACTACTACAAACGCATCGACGAGACGATGCGCAGGCGGTTCCCAGAAGCCTTTAATGAAGACGTTGAGCCACAGAAGCCTCAACCAAAAAGTAAGCCGAGCACCGTTGTAGCATCAGCTAAGCGGAGTACGGCTCCGAAGCAGGTTCGGCTAACGAAGACACAAGCAGCGTTAGCTAAGAAGTTCAAACTGACTCCGGAGCAATACGCCCGAGAAGTCCTTAAATTACAAGGGAGCTGATCATGAGCGAAAATCGTCTTACTAGAGAATTGGAAAACCGTACGCAACAGGAACGCCCTAAGCAGTGGGCACCTGCGGAAACCCTACCGGAACCTGATAAACAGGCCGGATTTGCGTACAGGTGGATACGTGTTTCGACACTAAACAATGCCGATCCCCGCAACTTGTCAGGCAAGCTACGCGAGGGCTGGGAACCTGTAAAAGTCTCGGAACAGCCAAAGTTTAAACTGCTAATCGATCCGAATAGTCGCTTTAAGGACAATATCGAGATCGGTGGGCTGTTGTTGTGCAAGACGCCTGAGGAGTTTGTAAACCAGCGTAATGATTATTACGTTAATCAGACTCAAGCTCAGACCACTGCAATTGACAATAGCTTCATGCGTGAGAACGACGCGCGGATGCCGCTCTTTGCGGAGCGTAAATCTTCAACGTCGTTTGGTAAAGGCTAACTAATTACTTGGAGTAAAACATGGCTTATCCGACTGTATCGGCCCCTTACGGGCTAAAGCCGATCAATTTGATCGGTGGTCAGGTGTTCGCGGGCCAAACTCGTGAACTCCCGATTGCAAGCAACTACGGCACCGCTATTTACAACGGCGATATCGTTCGTATTTCTGGCGCTACTATTGTCAAAGAAGCATGCACAACTACCGTCACTGCGACGGGTGTTGTAGGCGTGTTCCTTGGCTGTAGCTACACTAACCCATCCACCGGTCAGAAGTTGTTTTCTAACTACTATCCGGGCAGCGTTGTTGCTTCGGACATTCTGGCTTATGTAGCAGATGATCCGGATCAACTGTTTAAAGTCGCTGTGACTGGCGGCGCAACCTCGTCCACGATCACCCCGATCTCGGGTTCGATTCTGGGCGATAACCTCGCTATTTCGCAGCCTGCGTCGAACACCACTATTTCGGGTAACTCGAATATCGGTGCTTACGATTCCGGTTCAAACACTGACCAGTCGTTGCCATTCCGTGTTGTTGATCTCGTTCCTGAGACTACCGACTCTAGCGGCAACTACAGCGAAGTCATCGTTAAGTGGAATGCTCCGTACCCAACAGCGACTACAACCGCTGCCGGTAGCCCGCTCGTCTATACCACTACGGTAACTATAAACGGCGGCCACTCGTATCTCAACCCGACTGGTCAAGCCAGCGTATAAGGGAGCTAAATCATGGCTATTTCACGCGCACAACTACTGAAAGAGCTGCTCCCCGGCTTGAACGCACTGTTCGGCATGGAGTACGCTCGCTACGGCGAAGAGCACAAGGAAATCTACGAAACTGAGACTTCCGAGCGTTCATTCGAAGAAGAAACCAAGCTGTCCGGCTTCTCGGCAGCTCCGGTGAAAAACGAAGGTTCTGCAATTGCGTATGACAATGCGCAGGAAGCATGGACTGCTCGATACAACCACGAAACCATTGCTCTGGGTTTCTCGCTGACCGAAGAGGCCATCGAAGACAACCTGTATGACAGCCTGTCGGCTCGTTATACCAAAGCTCTGGCTCGTGCTATGGCTTACACCAAGCAGGTTAAGGCTGCAAACGTGCTGAACAACGGCTTCTCGTCGTCCTATCCGGGCGGTGACGGCAAGGCACTGTTTGCTACTGATCACCCGCTGGTTGGTGGTGGCGTCAACTCGAACGAGCCTGCAACCCCAGCAGACTTGAACGAAACTTCGTTGGAAGCGGCAGTGATTCAGATCGCTGCATGGACTGACGAACGTGGTCTGCTGATCGCTGCTAAGCCACGTAAGCTGATTGTTCCACCTGCTCTCCAGTTCGTTGCGACTCGTCTGTTGGAAACCGAACTCCGCGTCGGCACCAATGACAACGACATCAACGCTCTGAAGAACAACGGTTCGATCCCAGAGGGCTACACGATCAACCACTTCTTGACCGACAACAACGCATGGTATCTGACCACTGACGTTCCAAACGGCATGAAGCACTTTGTTCGTACCCCGATGTCAACATCGATGGATGGTGACTTCGATACTGGCAACGTCCGTTACAAGGCTCGTGAGCGTTACTCGTTCGGCTGGTCTGACCCGCTGGGCATGTTCGGTT